TCGTCAGCATAGCGTTTCACAGTGCGCAGGTCTCCAATGGTGTCTCCGATGGCAGTATCAAAGTCATTCTTCGCCCACCGTTTGAACTCTTCCGCATCCCGCCCATAGTATTCGCTCAGAGATTTCTCTGTTTTTTCGATGCTCTGCGCCACCTCAAACATGCGCACCAGCTGGTCAGCCGGATGCGTCAGATCATCCGGAAACAGCTCCGGTGCCATGTCCTGCAGCTCCTGATACGCCACATCCACCGGCAGCCCGCCCTCGTTGACGATGCGCAGCCGCCCGAAGGCGCTCTTTCGGAAGTCATTGAAGTCCGCAATGTCGTGCTTGTCTTCCTCCGATATGGTCACAGCCTGCGTGCGAAGGTGGTCTTTGATGCCCTTGTACTGCTGGTAGAACTCCTCATCCACCACAATGCCCTCACTGTATGCCCGCTCGAACAGTTCCGCCGCCGTCTCTTCCGAAACGCGCCCGGTGGTCAGGTACTCCTCGCTGATCTGCTGCGCGATCTTCTGCAGGTATTCCCTCTGTGCAAAGCGCGGCACGCTCAGCGCGCGGCTTACGCGCCCAACAAGGGCGTTTTCAGCCCGCTTCAGGTAGTCCTGTGCCTTCTTCGGCAGCGATGTGCGGATGCTGTTCTTCTTCTCTTCGTCCTCCGCCGTCGGCAGCGTCGCCTCCGCCGTTTCCCCCTCTGTGACGGAATATTGCAGCGTCCGTTCATCAGTTGGCATGGCGAAACGCTCCACCACCGCATCGCGATTTTCATAGCTCAGCGGCAGCAGGTTATGCACCCGCACCTCCGCGTCAGACCATGTGCCACCGAAGTCCTGCCCGGTCAGCGTCAGCTCTCCGATCTCGCTCTTGGAATACTTGTTGGAGGAATCGAACAGCAGCACCGGGATTTGTTCCACGCCTGCATTTCGCATGGCCACTGCGCGGTGCCGTCCCTCATGTCCCTGTACCTCTCCGGTTTCGTGGTCGATGTTCAGCTGGATAGGCTGCCACCTCGTGGCTTCGCCCAGTTTCTCCGCGTCCAGCGTCTTGCTGTGCTGCTCCACGATCTGCCGCCCGCTTTCGCTGGTGGTCAGGTTCAGGAAGTCATCCGGTGTCATGTAGGCAATGTACGCCTTTGCATACTTCGGGCTGCTCTTTGCTGCATAGTCTCTCAGATAGGTGTCAATGGTGCTTTCCTTCAGTTTGACCGCTCCGTCATACTCTCCGCCTTCACTGATAGAAAACCGGATGTCCGGATTGTCTGTCGGGTTTTCGTTTGTGACGCTCTTGATCTGTTCCGGGGAGAAGGCGATGTATACCGCGTCCGGCGTTCCGTTGTCGTCCATCTCGATGTCAGTGGACTTTACGATGATACCGTCATGCCCGCCTTCCTGCGCCCAGCGCTTCAGGTCTCCGTGCCGGATGTCTGCCTGTCCGATTGCACTGCCCCAGCCTTCGTCCTCAATGACAAGCGGGTTTTTCAGGTTCAAATAAACCTGCATGATTTCCCCCTTGCCCTTGTAGCCGGTCGCCTCTCGTGCATACCCGGTTGCATCCTCAATGTATGGGCTAAAGTAAAATCCGAGATCGCTGCCTCTGTCTGCAAAGTTTTCCCCGATGTGTGCCTTATCGAAGACCGTAAACTTTGTTCCGGTTCCATGGTAGAGCGTCAGCAGCCGTCCCTCGCCATCCACCGCTTTGCTGTCCTTGAAGAACTCTTGCTGCGCTTCCGTCAGCTGCCTGCCGTCACTGTCCTCGCTGATGGAGAACTTCACCCCCTCCAGCCCGTTCACCAGCGCCTTCCGCTGTTCGTCGTTGCCGGTCTCGTACTGGATGATGTTCACACCGGTTGCAGCCTTCACCGCCGCGATCTCTTCCGCCGGCGCGCTGGTGGGCGCGATGATGGCCGCCGCCTCGCTGAAGGGGACTACTCTCTGCGCCTTCGCCTCGTAGTACCCCGTCGGGATATTGGCTGCGCGGTCAATGAGCGCAAGGATGCTCTTGGCGTGCCCGTCGGATATGGCATAACCTTCCTTGCGGAACGCCGCCTTCACCGCCGCCACGGTTTTCTTCCCCTTGGCCGCTTCTGCGATGATGCCGCTCAGGTTTTGCTCCTCCTCGAAGCTGTTGTCGTACTTGTGCATCGTGGTGAGCATCAGATCGTTCACCACACGGTCAAGATAGATGCCGAGGTCTCGCAGTGCCTTCTCGTGTTCCTCTTCGCTCACCGTGCGCAGTCTCGCCTCGTCCGCGTGCATCTCGTCCACGTTCCGGTATTCCCGTGTGGCCGTCGCCGCCAGCGTCTCCGGTGTCACACCGTACATGTTCGCGCCTTTGGCTGCCGCCATGTTCATGGCCTTCACGATGTTCTCCGCCGTGTAGTCCCAGTGTGTCTGTGCAAAACTGCGTCTGCCGCTGTCGGTCACTGCATCCTGGCCGTTGTAGATGCCCCGCTCGCCCAGCAGTCCCTCCAGCTGTGGCTGCACCCAGTCTTTCACGGTCCGCAGCGCATCGTTCCAGCTTCCGCCCGGTGCGATCATCTCCATCATCTTGGCCGCCGTGGCTTCCTTGTCGATCTCGCCCGCGCTTCCGCCGCTCTCATAGAACTCCTGCGTGCTCCGGATGAAGTCCTCCACCCGGTTAGGGAACACGTTGTTCTTCATGTAGTAGTCGATTCTCTTCTCCTTGGATTCCGGCCTGCGGTTCAGGAAATTGGCGTGCTCCTCTGCATAGACATCTCGAATGGCCTGCTCCGCCGGTTTCATCTCTTCCGCTGTCAGGCGCTCGCCGGTCATCAGCTTCACCGCCAGCCGCGCCACTTCCTGTTCGCCCACCGCGTCGAGGTACCGCTGAATGGTTGCGTTGCTGAAGAAACGGTCGAACTGCTTGTCACGGTACACCGGTTCAAGGCTCTTGCCCTCGCTCTGAAGGAATGCCGCCTGCACCTCCGGATGGTTCGCCAGCTTGTCGGCGATCTCTTCCGGCTCCCATCTGGTCTCATTCTCCAATCCGATCTTGCCCAGCGTGCCGCTGCCTTGGAAAACGCCGCCCGCAAACTGGCTGGACAGATTCTTGATGTTCTCATCGAACGCCCGCCGCGCCTCGTAGTTCACCTCGCGCTCTACCAGCGCATTGTCCTTTGTCGGTGTCCATGCGTCGCCGCCGTACACCTTGTTACGCGGGTCTGCCTCCGGGTCTATGGTGGCACGTGGGAACACTACGCTGGTATCTCCGTACTTCGTGTGCCCCTCCGCCGCGTCCACGATGGCCACGGAAGGGGATGGGATGCCGCCCCAGTTCAAGGCCGCGTCACGAATAACAGACCAGTCCTTGTTGTGTACGGCGATCAAGTCCTTCGTCCGCTCCACCGGCTCGTCGATGGAGAAGCGCTTCTTGACAGGCGGCAGCTTCTCTGCTACACTATCGTCAGAGACGGATGCAGTGCTTCTGGCAGCTCCCGGTGACGGGTTCGTGCTTATTGCTGCATCCGCCTCTTTTTCTGTAAAAGAGGTCGGCTGCAGGTTTAGCACATCATACAGTGCCATGCTTCCATTTTTCTTCGTGCCTACCACCACGTCCGCCGTGTAGTCGTTTCCGCCCACTCGCAGCAACACATTACCTCTGGCGAAGTCCGTGATTCTGTCCTTGCGCGGATGGTTTAGCCCTTCGTTCACCCAGCCCGTCGTTGCGCGCAGGATTTCGTCGGCATTGTCCGTGGCGCGTAGCTTGTCCGCGTGCAGCTGCGGGTCGTTGTTATAGAGCCACTGCATGTACCTGGAGAAAGTCATCTCCTGTCTGCTTCTGCCGTCAATCTGAATTTCGTTGTTCCCCACGGTGATGCCGTTGGGGAACTTTTTCTTCAGGTTCTCCTTGACGGTCTTCACCCAGTCTGCCTCCGGCACGCCCGCAAGGATGTCCTGTTCCACCTCCACGAACGGCTTGTTGTCCGAGGTCTTTCCGATGGCGTAGCCATCCCCACTGTCAGCAAATACCGTGTCCTCGCTGCCATAGTCAGGCGATGTCTCCCGGCGCTCCTGCGCCGTCAGCTCCCGTCGCTTCGCAGTGTCCCGCGCCTCGATCTCTCCCGCCGTGTCGCGGTACAGGTCGGTCGGCATCCGGCCTCCGTTCCTCGCGTTGCGGTCGATGCTGTCCCGCAGGCTGTACCAGTCCCATACGCGGTCGCCGTACTGTTCCTCCAGCTGGTCTCTGCGCTCGTCGTAGCGCACCCACCCCGGCGGGTCTGGCTCGATCTGCTCCCATGTGTTCAGGTCAACCTTCCCGCGCGGCACCTTCGGTGCCATGGCATCCAGCTCTTCCATAGCCGCAACGAACTGCGGGTCGCTCTCCCGTATCCGCTCATACTGTTCCTGCAGTCGTGCGCCCTCGCGCCGTTCCTCCGCCGTCCTGCTGTCAAATCCGTTTTCCATTCTCCGGTTCCAGTAGGCGGGGTTTGCCCCGCTGGCAAATCCTTCCCGGTTCTGGATGGCGTGCTGCGCCTCATGGATGAGGGAGTTCAGCAGCGCCGCCGGTCTGTTCTTCAGGTCGCGGCTCAGCTCGATGCTGTCAAACTTCCGGCTGTATCCGCCGTTCTGTCCGTCCTCCAGCGTGTGGAATGTCACGCTCAAATCCTCCATATCCGGATAGGCTTCAAACAGCTCCGGCGCATCCACCAGCTCTCCCAGCGTGGTGTAGTTGGGAATATCCGCCGCGTCGGTGCGCAGCTGCATCCTGCTGTCGTTGATCTCGAAGCGCCACTTGCCGTCCATGCCTTCGTGCCAGCCCGTCGCCTTGCGGATGCTCTCCATGTCGGCTCCGGCCTGCTGCATCTCCTGCGCTTCCCGCAGGCTTTCAAGGTTCGCGCCGTTGGCGTTCGCCCCGGCATAGCTGTGCTGCAATCCGCCCAGCCCCTGCTGCATGTCGATCTCCGGGTCATACATGTCGTTGAACGCCGCTTCTGCATCCTCTTCAGAGATTTCCCCGTTTGCCATCTGCCGCTGCAGCGTGTCCATGTTCTGCGCCTGCGCAGCGGCTCGCTGCTGCATGTCTGCGGTGAAGCTGCTCTGCGTCTCCTGCAGGGCGCTCTGGTAATAATTCTTCGCCTTCGTCAGGAACGCCCGCTCCTGCGCGTCGCTGTTGCCCAGCTTTGCCAGCAGCTCGTTGATAAACTGCAGGATGCGCCGTCCCAGCGTCCGGTTCTGCTGCACCATGGCGCGGATGCTCTGCTCGTCGGTCAGCAGGTACTTTTCCACATACTCCGCCACGATCTCCGAATCAATGGCCGCGTTATCCGTCAGGTTCTCGCCGTGCCGCGCATACAGTTCCGCCTTCTGCTGCCGCATAGCCTGCAGGTCTCCGCCGGTCTGCCGGATGCGGTTCAATACCAGCTTCTGCAAATCGCTGTAGCTTCCGCTTGTCTCGATGCTGTGTGTCAGTTCGTGGCTGATGATCTGTGCCACCGGGTTCTGGCTGCGTGCGTTGACATAGATTTTTCCGTCTGCCGGGTTGTAGTAGCCGTTGTGCATTCCTCCGGTGCTATCCGCGCCTTCGTCGAAGAACACCACCTCGCGCCCCACGATGTTGGCGATGCGCTGTACATTGGCGATGGTGTCCTCGTCCACGCCCGCAAGAATGCCCGTGCGTTCCGTTTCCGTCTCGGCTCTCGCAGCTCTCTGCCGCGTTTCCGCCTGTTCCGCCGTCGGCAAAACACCCGGCCGATCTGCCTCCATGGTCTCTCTCAGCGGCGCAGTTTGGCGTTCCTGCTCCGTTGTGCGCTGCTGCGTCTGCGTTTCCGCCTGCTCAGCTGTCGGCAGTACCGTTACGCCGGTCTCTTCCGCCATCGGCAGCACCACGCCTTTCGTCTGTTCCTGAGCGGTTCCGGTTTGTCCTGCAGTCGGTTCCGTCTCTTCCAGCATTCTGGTGGTCTCCGCAAACAGTCTGCCGATCTCCGTATCCGTCAGCTTCTTGTCCTTGTTCAGTTTGTTCTTCAGCTCTTGTCCCAGCTTGTATGCCTCGCTGTTTTCATCAAGGGTCTCCGCCGTCTCGATGATGCTGTTCACCATCTCGTCGCCCATCTTGCGCAGCGTGCTGCCGGTCTGCTGATATCCGGCGTTTCGCTGCACCGTTCCGATGCCCACACCCGCCGTGGCCATGGTGCCGCCGGACAGTGCGCCGCCGAGGAAGTCCAGCCCCATCTCCGCCGCCTGCTGCGCCACTGCAAGGCCGAAGGCTTCGCCCTCCGTCTTGCCCTCCGCCATATATGCGTCTATGGTCTGCTGCCACTCGCTCTTGTCCTTGGCGATGAGGATGTCGGCAAACAGGTTGATGAAGTCGCTGCCCACTTCCTCCGCGCCTTCTGTGAACGCATTCTTCAGGATATATTTGATGGCTCCGTCTTCCCACTTGCCTTTCAGCAGCGCCTCGATGCTGAACTTCTCTGTAAACACTTCCGCCGCACCCGCGATGGTTCCCAGCGTGAACGCCTGTGTGTCTGTCAGTCCTCTATCCTTCGCTGCAATGGTGGCATCCGCCGCCGCACCGGTGCCCATAATGGCAAGAGACATTCCCTCGCTCAGTGCGCCGCCTCCGCCGAATCCGCCCGTGATCGCAGTATTCAGCAGGAAGTCGCCCATACTCATGCCGGTCTGGTACAGGAAGCTGCCCGCCTGTCCCCAGTTCCCGCTCTGTTCAATGGTCTCCGCCACCTGATTGCGAATGGCATTGTTGGCGTAGGAAAAGCGGTTGTACGCCGCATTCTGGTCGATGCTTCCGGTACCGAGATAGTCCGCCGCCTGTGCGAGATAACTCAGTCCCTTCATCGGGGAAGTCAGCACGCTGAACACACTGCTGCCCACTGGCGATTCCTTGGCATAGTCTCTCCAGTACGCCTCTTCTTCCTGCCGCTGGCGATAGTTCAGATCGCCCGTCAGGTAGTCATAGTAGGCGTGTGCCGCGTCCTTGCCCTGCGAGGCGTACAGATAGTTGAAGATGGCCACTTCTTCGTCGGTCATCTGCTGCGATTCCGATCTGTTTTCCGTCGCCATGCCGAACAGAGCGCCCAGCGGGTTGCTGTCCCCGCCATAGTTCGCCCCGGCTTGATTTGTGATGTACGCGCCCGCCTCGCTGTTGCCGTTGATGTACTCATACAGCGGGTCATCCCAGCCGCTGGCATCGTCACTGTAGTTATCAAACAGAACGTCGAGGTTTGAGCGCTTCTTTCCGTTTGCCGTGCTCTTGTATTGGCTGCCGTAGTAGAAGTCCTGTGCCCTGTGCAGCTGCTTGCCGTAGGCGTTCGCATCTTCCGGCGTGTCGAACTTTCCGAGGTATTCGCCCGTTTCCTCGTAGTGCTGCAGAATCTCTTCGTCATCGTGGCTGTGGTACGGCTTGCCGTCCTTCATCCAGACGGTAGGCAGAAGCACCTCTTTGCCGTCAATGCTGTAGCTTGTGCTGTCCACGGTGGAGATGCTTCCGTCCGGGTTCTTGTATTGCGGGCGGTTGTGCAGGTCGATGTTGCCCTTGCCATACTGCCCCAGCGCCTTCTCATCCGCCGACAAGTCGGCGTATCGATAATAGCCCGCCCAGCTCAGCTCTTCCTGCAGCAGTGTCTTTGCACTCTCCGCCTCCGCGATCTTGCCGTCCATGGCCTTGGCCTGCGCCTGCAGCGCCTGTGCCTGCTGGCTCCACTGCATCAATTCATTTGTCCCGCCGCGCCGGGAAGATACCTTGTTCATCAGCTGCTGCGCCTGCTTCTGCAGCGCCTTTTGCTGCTCTTGCAGTTGCTTCACATTGCTCTGCGCCGCCGTCAGGTCGGCGTTGATGGCGTTCTCGTCCGTTCGGATGGTCTTCTTCCAGTTGTCGAACAGGTTCTGCTGCTCTGTGCGGTAGGCTTCATAATCCTCCGCCGCCTGCTTGTACCGGTTCCACGCAGGCTCATAGGCGGCATAAGCGGCATCTACCGCCTTTGTCGCGTCTTCATACTGTTTCAGCGTGCTGGCATATTCCTGCTGCATCTGCTGCACAATCCCGGACGCAATAGCGCTGCTGCCCGCGTACTGCTGCAGCTCCGGCAGCTTTCCGCTCAGCTCGTTCAGCTTCGTATAGAGATTGCCCGCCGTCTCATTGGCGCTCTGCAGCTCCTCCGCCTTCTTTTTGGCGTTCGCCTCATAGGTGGTCACGGTGTTGTATTTCCGCTCCATATCCGCGCCCAGCTTCGGCTGCGAATAGTATTTCCCATCCGCCGTCGCGCCCACAAGGTAGTTCTGATAGCTGCCGTACTTCTGCTGCATGGCAGTGGAGCGGTTATACTCGCTCTCTGTCAGCTTATCAGATGCAGCTGCGCGTGCGGCATAGTTCTGCCGCACGCTGCTGTCATACTCGTCTCTGGTTTTCCCGCTCCGGTCGAAGCCTGTGTTGCCGCTGGCAGGATTCTTCTGCGTGTCTACCTTGCCCAGCTTCTGATCGCTCCACGCAGAAAAGCTCTGTACCTTTTGCGGCGTGCCGGTCGTCTTCGCTGCGCCGGTCGCCCGCCTTATCTTGTTGTTGCTCCACTCAGAAAAGGATGCCATACCGTGTCCTCCTTACTTGCTGGCGGCGTATTCGCAGTAGTCTTTGATATAGTCCGCGTAGCTGTTGTAGTTCTTTACCTCAGTGCCTCCGGTGCCGTACTGCTGTAGTGATGTCTTCCTGCGGCTCCACTCGCTCTTGGTCATCAGACCAGAGCGCACGCTGCCATCCACACCCGCCGCCTTCATGTAGGCAATGGCGCTGTCGTAGTCGGTCACGCCGGAGACATTCCCGCCGCCGGAATCGCCGCCGCTCTTGGTGAATCCCGCCTGTGTCAGCATTGCCTCCGTAATGCCGGGATTGCTCTGCAGGATGCCGTTCCATGTGTCTGCGTCGATGCTCGTTCCGTAGGCCGCCTTCAGTGCTGCGATGTCCTGCGCGCTCAGCCCGGTCGTCTCGGTCTCCTGCGGCGTTGTGTTTCCGCCGCCTCCACTGCTTCGGCTCCCTCCGGAAGAGGACTTGCCCGCCGCCGTGGTGTTGAATCGGTTCAGCGCTGCTGCATCCGGGTTGATGCCCAGTTCCCGCAGTCCGGAGTAGTCGCCGTACTGTGCAGCCAGCTGCGCCAGCTGGTAGCGCCGCTCATAGTCCGTCGGGTTGTTGTCGGTATTGATGCCCAAATTGTTCAGGAACGAATTGTCGCCCAGTTCCGCCGCCGTCAGTGCCTTGTTCATGGCCTCGCTGCGTCTGGCCGTCTGGCTGTTCACCTCGTCCAGCAGCTGCCCATAGTTGAAGCTGCGGTCTGTGTTGAACTGGTTCAGATCGTTCAGGTACTTGGTGTAGTCCAGCTGCTCCAGCTTGCTGGCCGTCTGCAGGTCGTTGTTGATGCGGTTGTATTCATCCATCCACGCCTGATAGTCGAAGGCGCGGTTGGTGTTGTACTGCTGCATCTCATTGAGGAACTTGTCGTAGTCGTTCTTCTCCGCTCCCTGCACCGCGCCGAGGTCGCTGAGCTTCATGTTGTAGTCGTTCATGTACTTGTTGTAGGCCAGCTGGTAAAGCTCCGGGATTTTGTCCGTCATTTGGCTGGCGTAGTAGTCTCCCGCCTGCGACGCTGCGCTCACCGCATAACTGGAAGGGATGCCGCCGCTGGCTGCAGCAGCCGCGCCCAGTGCGTCCTGCGTAGCCCTCTGGCCTTCCCTCGCATACTGCTTGCGGTACTGACTGTAGAGCTGGTCGTTCTCCGGGTCATAGCTGAAGTCCTTCCGGTTTACGATCTGGCCAAGCAAGTCCTGAATGGTGTCATCGTATCGGTTCGTGTACTCCGGCTGCTTCTCCCCGTAGGAAAAGCTGCCGTACCCCAGCTGCTTGTCCAGCAGGCCACCGATGGTTCCTTCGTAGTTGTTCTGGTAGGTCGGTGCTTTCTCGCTTTGGAAGTCCTTTGGGGAAAGCGGGTCAAGGTAGAAGTTCGCGCCTCTCTGCCCGCCGGTGTACCCGCCGTAGCTGGAGCGGATGCCCTCCGCGCCAAGGTTGGCCAGTGCTCTCGCCTCGTCCGTCGTGGCGTTGTGGTAGTCCTGTTTGTACTTCAGGATGCTCATGCCTGCGTCCGGGTTCTTCTGCGCCAGCTTCATGTCCGCGTCAGAGAACTGCCCGCCGAGGCCGCTGCTCTGTACAGCCTTCTGAAAATCATCGTAGGTGTATCTCGATGCCATGTTGTCTCCTTTCTTACAGCTCGCTGCCGTTGTAAACTTCGCGCACCAGAGAATAGAGCCTGCATCCGCCGGTGCCGGTCATCCGGATGCGGAAATGGTCGCACCTGCGCGGGATGATGGGGAGGTAGTAGCTGCGCTTCACTTCCGTCTGCAGTGTCTTTGCCGTCCGCCACACGCCGTCGCTGTCAAACTGCATGTCGATCTGCACGCTGGAATCCTCGTCCAGCTCCAGCCGCAGCAGCAGTTTCCCGATGCCCTTCTTTTCCGGTGTCGCCGTGGAAGAGGACGAATAGGTGGTGTACTCGTAGAAGTCCGCCCACTCCGCCTTCCATGCCACCAGCGCCTCCTGCGTCGCGCCCTGCGGCACGGTTCTGGCGTTCCCGTTCATCCATAGCTTTCCGCTCGCTTCGAGGCAGTACAGCTCCTCGTTCCAGCCCCAGCCTACCGCCTGCGTGTTGTCCTCTCTGTGCCACAGATTGCTTCTGGTGTCGTAGACGAACAGCTGATGTGCCCCCGTCGTGTCCTGAAGCGACACAAAATACTTTGTTCCGTCGCTGCCCGCCACACCGTTGCGGAAGCGCTGCGTGCCGAATGCCGCGCTGATGCTCTGCGGGATGCCGCCGCTCCATGCAGTGATGCCCGTCCTGCTCAGGTAGAACAGCGTCTCACCCGCGATGGCAAGGCTTTCGTCGCTGCCTTTCTCCACGCCCAAGGACGCGCTGCCCATCACCTGAAAATTGGACGGCTTATCTCCGAACACCTTGTAGATGTGTTCCTCCTTGAAGAAGCACGGGTATCCGAGGTAGCTGCAGCATGCCGTAAAATCTCCGGTGCTTGCCACATCCACCGCAAAGCTGTCCGTGGCCACGCCGTCAAATACATTCCAGTTGAAGATGTCGCCCAGCTTGCTGGCGTAGATCGTGTCGCCCTTGCAGCCCCACAGCCGGTTTTCGTTCTCACAGATATAGTCTAACTCCGGAACCGTGCGGCTGAGTTGCAATGTTTCGCTGTCTCCGCCGTCCGCGATGGTGAAAGTGTTCTCATAGAAGCGCAGGTCGTCCCCGCTGATCTCCCGAATGATGGCGGTCTTGTTGTTCTCCGGATGTTTCACTGCGCCGGAGATCGTCACCGCGTCACCCTCCCGGAACTTCGCCGCCGCGCCGGAAGCGTGGATGGTGTTTGCCTTTGCCTTTTCTCCCGCATAGGTTCCGTCCTGAATCTTCGCGCCGCCGCTCCACTCCGCCTCCAGCGTGCCGAAGTCTCCCGTCAGCCGGTTGTAATATTTCTTATCCGGCAGGATGACGATGTACGCGCCGAGGCTTGCGAACTTCTTGTGCCCGTCCGTGACGATGCCCTTCAGCTCGCCGTCTGCGTAAAAGCCCGTTCCGTCCACCCAGTACAGCCCATCGTGGGCATACAGTCCGTTCGGCTTCGCCAGTGTTCGGCACGTCCACCGTCTCTCGCGCGGGCTGAGCAGGGGGTAGAAATCGCTGGTCAGGTTCTCCATATCCCACAGCTCTCCGTTCTCCGCTGCAAGCGTGTGATTGTATCCGCCGAACTTTACCTGCTTGCGCTTGCTGATGCCGTCTCCGTATGCCATGGCAGGAAGTCCGATTGCCATTAGCCCTCACCCCCGAACACAATAAACTTCTCCAGCGCTTCCAGCTGCATGGGCGTGATCTTCTCCGGCACCGGCGCGTGCTGCACCGTGAAGTCATCCTCCACCTGTGTCATGCCCAATGCCCTGCGCTCCTTCTGGTATCCCACCGCCGCGTCCGCGTCGCGGTAGGGGAAGGTGCCCCGCTCCGTCCACTTGACGTTGCCCTTCTCGTCCTTCTCTCCGTACTTCTCTGCCAGCTTCATTTCTTTGCTCTGTAGAAACTCCACGTGGCTCTGCAGCTGCTTCTTCACCATCATCACGGCAAATGCCGTCTGGTAGTCCATCTCCTTCTGCTCCAGCTGCACCGCAGCCAGATAGGCGTTTGCGCATTCGATCAAATACATGCTTTCCCTCCTTAACTGCTGCTCACTTGAAGCAGCGTCCCGTTGACATACACATCTCCCGTCAGGTAGATGCCGCTATCGCCTCTGATGGCCATTCTCGTCCCCGCATACAGGAACACGTTCTCGTCCGCCTCCACGCTGATGCCGCTGGCGCTCTGCAGCTTCATGGCAAAGCCCACGCCCCGCACATAGTTCGTGTAGATGAACATGCGGTAGGCTCGCTCGTATTCCGTTCCCGTGCCCTGATCGTCCAGCCGGATGCCGCCCGCCACATATCTGGTGTTCAGGTAGCAGAACTGAATCTCGCCGCCCACAGTGCCATTTGCCTGCAGCACGCTCTGGAAGGTGCTGCCTTCGATGGTGCAGCCGTAGATGTCAATGGCCTCAATGGTGCCCGTTGTGATGTTGTCTCCGTTGATGGTCGTCTCGCCGCTGGTAGACAGGTCTGAGAATGTCACCATGCCGGAGAAGCTGATAGACTGGCTGCTCAGCTGCACGCCATTGGCCAAAAGCCTGATGGTGGAGCTGGCCGAACCGTTGGTCACGCTCAGCGTCATGCCGTTCACCGTCTGCGTCAGGGAAGAGATGTTCCCCTCTGCATCCGAGATACGGCTTGTCAGGCTCGTGGCCGTCTGCTGCAGTGTCGAGATGCTGCCTTCTGCGCTGCTGATACGGCTGGTCAGACTTTTGGATGTAGCCGTCAGCTGCGTGATGTTTCCCTCCGCGTCGTTCAGCCGCGCGCCCAGTCCCGCCGCCGTCACCGTCAGCGCTGCGATATTCGCCTCGTCATCCTTCAGCTGCACATACACCGGCTCTGTGATGATGTTTGCGATCTCCTCCAGCCCCGCGTCGTTGAAGTTCTCTTTGTCAAGGTTTCCCATGCTGTAACGCAGCTGCTCCAGCAGCATATAGAGATAGCTTGTGATCTTCTCAAACTTCTCGTCCGTGCTCTGCTCCTTTGTCAGCGTCGGGAAGGTGCTGTCTGCGGTCAATAGGTTACTTGGCATCCTCGTGCCTCCTTTCGCTCAGAAGGCGGAGACCGGCGGCATGCACCGGCCTCCGCCTGTCTCTCAGTCCTTCACCGCAGGCTCCATGCCCACGGCCTTCAGCTTGCGGTCAAACGCGCCGCCGCGATACTCCAGCACAAGGTTGCGCACCATGTCGTGGCTCAGGTCGATGATGTCCTCGTTGCCCGTCGGGTCGCTGCCGTCGCCGCCGAGGATGTTTGCGTCCATCAGCTTTTCGATGATGTCGTGGAACTCCTTGTTCTTGATGTCCCGCAGCCGTTCGTATCTCACCATGTTTTCTTCCTCCAGTCTTTCGTTTACTTCCTTTGCGATCTGCCCGTGATGCTCGTACAGCCAGTTGCCGGGGCAGGACTTGTTTGCAAACCACCTGTGTACGGTCATGTTCTGCCGGTCTACCTGACCTACGAGGTTTTGATCTCCCTTCCACCGCAACTCAGGGATGTGGTTCCGCTTGCAGATGTCCACCAGCAGCTCGATGAGGCTCTTGTATGCCTTTTCCGTGATCGGCCACGGCTCGCCCTTCGCACAGTTGGCCACCTCGATGGTCACAGCGCGGTTGTCGTTGCTCCTGTTGGATGTGCACCAGCTCGCGTATCCTTCCTCAACGTACATGCCGATGCGCCCGTCGCTGCCGATGCCGTAGTTGCTGCTGGATTTGCTCGTCTGGAACATCTGCCCGCAGCTCTCCACGCTCAGGTTCCCCGCCATGCAGTGGATGCTGATAGTGTCGATTGCATGGTTTCGCTTGCCGTAGGTGTACGGACTGAGCTTGGTGTAGCACACCAGCTTACTGTTGCTCATGGTCTTCCTCCTTGCCGGGTGTCGCGGTGCTCAGCATGTCCTTCAGCTTCTTCAGCACATCCACCGCATACGCCGTGAACGCTGCCAGCAGCGCGATATGTACCGCCGTCATCAGGTTCACCGTCTGTCCCTCCGCCTCGATAACCAGCAGATCAGGGTTCAGCCAGCCTGCGTAGTACACCACGATGAGCGACGCAGCCACCACGCCGCCCTTGATGCAGCCGTTGCGGAACTTCATCATGTCCCATGTGCCCTCCATGAAGGCGTTCACGCTGCCGAGGGCGATGTTTGCCGCGATCAGCAGCACCAGCCCGATACCCAGTCTCACGATTGCAATGTCCGTCATGGTCTTGCTCCTTTCATAAGTCCGTTACCTGTTCTTCCTTCCTGCCGATACCGCCGAAGCTCTCCCGCTTTTCAAACAGGCTCTTCACGCAGTACAGCAGCACCACGCCGATGATCTCCGTCACCGCCGTCCTGCTCAGGCTTTCCGCAATTTCCGTCCTGCCGAGGAAGGCGAGGACGTAGCTGCACCACACCCAGCCGATGCCGTTGATAAGGCACGCCCACACAATGCGCTTGGTGGTCGTTGTCTTACTTGGCCGTCTTCTCTGATGCCTGCCCTTCATGCCCCTCTCTCTCCAGATCGTCAATGCGGTGGTTTGCCACCTTCAGCTTTTCCTCGAAGACCGCCGCCGCCTCTTCCAGATGGTAGGTGCGCTCCACCAAACCGTTGTGCTTCGCTACTTTCTGCTCCAGTTCCTCCAGCCGGTAGGCGATGAGCGCCGCGCTTTTCTTGTTTGCGAAGTACGCCCCCGCCATGGTGCCGATCAGGCTCAGCACAGCCACAATGACCGTCTCCGTCATGCCGTCGCCTCCGTCCATCCATACGCACCCGGCTCCCACACGTTCGCGTCCACATCGCTCGTCCAGTGTTTGCCGTTGTGGCTCACCTTTGCGCCCTTGGCGTAGGCATCTGTGCTGCCCACCGGCTGGCTCCACTCCGGCCATTCCTCCGCCGGGTCGGAGATGCCCACCCACAGCGACGGGCTGTCCTCCGGTTTCCAGTCCCCCTGCGAGGTGTGCGCCTGCAGGCATTTGTAAAGCTTTCCGCTGCGTTCCCTGATCTGTCCTGCGGTGTAGGCCACCGGGTACGCCCACGGGCTGAACAGCTCCGCGTGCTCTCCCGCCGTCACTCCGTCGATGTCTCCCCTCTCTGTCATGGTGACAAATGCGATGCCCACCGCCTCACTGCTGCTCTGCAAAACCGTGCCGGTGTCCTTCTCAATGAGCTGCACTTCCTCCAGTTCATCAAGCCCCGTGTGCCCCATCAGACGGTATACCGTGCCGTCCACGGCCACGCCCTGTGCGTCCTCCTCTTCGCAGAGGATGTAGAAGCCGTCCGCGTGCCTGCGGATGTAGTTCGGCTTCTCTGTCAGCGCGATCACGCCGCCGTCCTTTCTGATCTCGTACATGCTTTCACGCTCCTTTTTCCATCAGTCGTTTGTAGAACCTGTCCATCCGCCGCAGCACCCGGTAGCTGTTGCCCCGCCGCATGTGTCCGCGCCAGCTCTCGTATGCCGTGCGGATGTCTTCCTCTGTCATTCTGCCTTCCGCCATCCATCGCCGGAAGGTCTTCAGCTTCCGCCGCATCCGCCTTGCGCTTTTGCGGCACATCTTCCGCCGCACCTTCCCCGTCTCCGTCAGATAGAATCTCGTCTTCAGGAAATGCAGCTCCTGCAGCTTTACAATGCGCGTCTTCTTCTCGTTCATCCGGATGCCGAGGTCTGCGCATACCGCCCGGATTTGCTTCAGGCATTCCTGCAGGTAGTCCCGGATCTCGTGGATGAGATAGCCGTCGTCCATATATCTGCCGTAGCCCTCGATGTGCAGTTGCTCCTTGATGAAGTGGTCAAGCCGGTTTGGCAGCATCAGCGCGTCGATCTGGCTCACCTGACTGCCGAGGCCGAAGCCCCGCTCGCCAAAGTCCTCCATCAGACCGCACGCCAGCTTTTGCACCCGCTCGTCCCGGATGCGCCGCTCGCTCTCTGCGTAGATCGGCGCGTGCGGCGCGGAGTTGAAGTAGTCCGAAAAGTCGAATACCAGCGCCCAGCCGTCCGTCCCGTGCTTGCGGTAGTACCGCTGCATGTGACACGTCAGCCTGTCCATGGCAAAGTCGATACCCTTGCCCTTCAGGCTCGCCGCGTTGTCGTAGACGAATGCTGCCGAGAACAGCGGCACCAGCGCGTTGTCGCACAGGCATCGCTGCACCACCCGCTCCGCGATGTGCACGCTGCGGATGTGCCGCAGCTTCCCGCGTTCCATCAGGTCGAAGGCGAAAAAGCCCTTGGTCTTCCATGTGCCGTCCGTCAGCTCCCGGTGCGTCCGGGCGATGTTGGCGGCAAAACTTCCGAGATACCGCTGCGTGGAGCATTTCCAGCCCACGCCCTTGCAGCATTCCCGTCCTGCACGGTACAGATGCTCGTAGCTGAACACCTGCTCAAAGCTCCCGCACGCCTCGCTGCGTGCATCTCTTCGCCTCTGGCGTTCCGCGTTCCGTCGCCTGTACCGTGCCTCGTGTCTCTCTTCACTCGTCATAATTCTCCCCGCCCGTTAGGGCATCCCCTGTACGGAATTGTTCTTGGGTGCGTGTTCTATCCGCGTGGCAGTACCAGCCATGAAACGGGCTATCCGCACGTTTGCCCGCCATGCAAGCAGCGTCCGGCCGACTGCATCAGAGGATTGTTTTGGCTATGCCGGGAACAAGCTCTCCTTCTGCAAGGGTGCTGCTTCGCCGCTGCCGGTTACTGTCCTGACCCATCTCTTGCAGAATCCGAAGGCCACGCCATTCGCATTGCTCGCGTTGTTGTAGTTGGCGTTGCCGTTGCTGTTGACATTGCAGAAATTCGTGGAGTTGCTGCCATTCGGAGAGCGCTCCCACCAGTTGTTCGCGCTGCCGCAAGTGCAACAAATACAGAGCTTGACCCATGTTTTTCATTCCGGAAGGTCTTTGTACCGCTGCCGGTCGTTCTTCTTCACCGCCGCAATGAGCTTCGCTTCCTCGCAGATGAGGTCGCCCCAGCGCTGCATCGCCTTGTGAATCCACCCGTAGCCCTCCGGGTTCTGCAAAATGCTGTCATACAGCAGCTGCAGCTTCGGGCTGAGGTTCTGCAGCGCGTTGTTCGCTCGCATCAGCTCGTCCCTGCGCAGCTGCGCCTCGTGCCGGTTCGTCGGCCAGATGTTGTTCGCCGCCCGTACCCGGTCATGCACCTCGCTGCTCAGCTCCATGATGCGTCCCGTCAGAAACCGCTCGTACCGCTTCGGTGCCTTCATGCAGCACGCGAAGGTGTGCGCCTCCAGCTGCCTTGCCGTTTCGATGAACTGCACGCTGCTCTCGCCTCGTTTGGATTTGTAGACCGACATGGTTCTCTCCCTTCCATCCCGCAGCACACAGGCTGCGGGATTGTCTCAGATGCTGGATTAAAAGCAGAAGCCGAAGGCCACGCCAAACGCATAGCTCGCGTAGTTGTAGTTGGCGATGCCGTTGCCGGTGACAAAGCAGAAATACGCGGAGTCGCTGCCATACGGAGAGCGCTCCCACCAGGTGTGCGCGCTGCCGCTGTACTTCTTCACCTTGCTGTTGCCCGCCTTGTAGTAGTCGTACTGCGTGCCCTCGCCGCTCTTGGAATAGCTTACGCTGCCGAAAATCTCGATCTCGCTCAGCAGGAACAGTTTGTCCGCCGTGGTGTTAATGGTGGCGCTCTGGCTGCCCGCCGAGGTCATCTTATTCACCTCGCGGATGCCGTTCTGTACCTCCGTCGGCATCAGCGCCAGAATGGCGGGCAGGTGTGTGCTTCGCATGGCGCAGCTCGTCCAGCCGCCGTTGTTGGTGTTGGAGCTGTTCATGTTCTTGGTCTCGCCGTAGCAGTCGTGCAGCTGGAAGGTCAGCGGTGCCTTCCCGCCGGATGCGTAGGTGTCGTGGTTCTTGCCGATGATGTCCACCTGATAGCTCGCACCGTTGATGGTCATCGTCTTGCTGTTGCCCACCACCCATGTGCTCGGCACGCTGCCCGAATGACACGCCGCGATGATGGAAGCCCAGTCGTTGTCCGCGAAGTTATCCTTCAGGAAGCTCACCGTCACCGCGCAGGTCTTGTTCGCCGGTGCGGTGTAGTTCGTTCCCGCCGCCACGCTGATGGTGATCGTCGCACTGCCGTTGGCCTTGCCCGTCACCGTCACCGTGTTGCCCGATACGCTCACCGTCGCCGCCGCTGTGTTGCCGCTCACGGCGCTGATCGTGCCGTCGCCGCTGCGCGTCACCGTGATGGTCTTGCTCTTCGTCGTGGTGTCCAGTGTCATGCTGGTGGGGGAGATGGAGAGGCTGCCCGCCGCCTTCCCGATACTCCAGCTCACGCTCTTCGGCGTGGTGCTTCCGTCGCTCCATCGGTAGTTGCTCTTCGGCGTGAAGGTCGCTGTGTAGCTCCCTGCGTTGGTGCCCGTGGTCGTGCCGCCGATGGTCAGCTGTGCCGTGTTGTAGTTGTTCCATGTGGGGGACTGGCTGCCGCCGTTGTAGGTCAGGCTCCCGCTCTGGCTCGGCACCGTGGAGATCGTCTTCCGGTTCACCGTCACGCTGGTGGTGGCCGTCTTGGTCACGTTCCGCTCCGTGTAGCTCACCGTGATCGTCTGCGTGCCCACGGTATTAAGCGTCGCTGGGCTGCAGCTGTAGCCCGTCACGTTGGCGGTCGCTCCGTCGGAGTAGGTGGCCTTCACCACCATGCCCGCGCTCTGGAAGCTGTCGCCATACTCATAGACCTTCTTCGTCGGCTGCGCCGTGATCTCGATCTTCGTCAGCCGGTGGATGACCGTGATGGTCTGCTCCGCCGTCTTCGTCACGCCGCCCTCGGTGTAGCGGATAGTCACCTTCGTTGTGCCGTCCGCCAGCGGTGTGTTCGGCTCGTAGCTGTAGCCCGTGCATTTCAGCGTCGCGCCGTTGCTGTAGGTTGCTGTCACCACCATGCCCGCCGGGTCAAAGGTCTCGCCCTGCGTGTAGGTGGTCTTCGTTGGTGCCTTCGTGATGGCGATGCCGGTCAGCTTGATGCCGCCGCCTCCGCCGCCCACCATGTTGAATACCAAACTCATGCCGTTGCCTCCGTTCTCAGAATGTTCACGGTCAGATTGGCCGTGGGTGCTTCATTGCAGTGGAAGGTCATCTTTCCCGCCGTGGTCACATCGTCGGCGTAGATCACCGCCTCTGCGTAGCCTGCAAAGCTGTCTCCCGCAGGGCATACCGTGTAGGCGTACCCGCTCGTGACGAACTTGCTGTTGCTCACAGTCTGCGCGTTGCCGCTCCATCCCGCCGCCGTCAGTGACACCGTGAAAGAGACCGCCTTCCCGCTCTTTCCGTTCCAGCTCGTCCGCTCGCTCGCCGTGATGTGCGCGGTGGTGTTGCCCTCGTGATCGTCGAGGTTGCCCTGCACGGCTGCCGCAGCGCCCGCCGCCCCTTTCCCTGCAAGCGCGGTTCGGATGTCGCTGTGCGCCGTACTGGAGCTGTTATGTGCCGATACCGCGCTTGCCGCCGTCCCCGTCGGGTCTGCGCCCACCTGTGCCGCCGTCACCTGATGCGGGTTGTCCGTGTTGCCGGTATGTGCGCCGAGGCTCGTGGCGTTGGCTTTCTTGTCCAGCTCCGTCTTCACGCCGCCGCTGGTCACGGGGTTCGTGCTGTTCGCCGTCGGGGCTGTGTCGAAGGTCAGCTTGTCCTGCTTGCCGTTCCACTTGGTGCGCTCCGCCGCTGTGATGTGCGCCGTGGTGTCGCCCTCGTGGCCGTCCAGATTGCTCTGCACCGTAGCCGCAGCGCCGGAGGCATCCGCCCCCACCATCTCCGCCGTGTAGTCGCCCTTCTGCGGCTTCACGATGCCGCCGCGCCCGTTGAAGCTGGTCACGCCGCCGCCCGCAATGGCCTGTGCGCTCTCGCACCAGTATTTGGCGTTGTTGCTGTCCTCGCCCTCGCGGGTGCCGGTGCCGCCCACCGCCCAGCTTTCGGCGGTCTTGCTGTTGGCTGCCACCTGTGTGGCGCTCTGCGCCGCCGCTGCGGCGCTTTCCTCCGCGTCTGCGGCAGCGCCCTCCGCCTTCGCCTGTGCGCTCTGTGCCTTGCTCTGTGCGCTCACCGCGCCCGTCTTGGCGGTTTCCGCTGCGGTCTTGGCGCTCGTTGCCGTGCTGGCCGCTGTCTCTGCCGCCGCCTGTGCATCCTCTGCCGCGCTCTGCGCGTTTTCCGCCTTGCTGGCAGAGGTTGCCGCCGCCGTCTTGCTGCTCGCCGCTGCAGTCTCGCTGGCCTTGGCGTTCGTCTCAGCAGTCTGTGCTGCGGTCTTGGCGCTCGTTGCCGTGCTGGCCGCTGTCTCTGCCGCCGCCTTGGCGCTTCGCGCGTCTGTCGCGCTCTGTGCTGCCGCTGTGGCGTTTGTGCCGCTGGTGGAGGCGTAGCCCTTGGCGCTGCTCTCCGCCGTCTGTGCTTCTCCCGCCGCGTCCGTGGCGGTCTTGGCGCTTGCTGCCGCCGCTGCGGCTTTCTCCGTTGCGGTGGTTGCGCCGCTCTTGGCTGCGGCTGCGTCTGCGCCGGTGGTCTGTGCTGCGGTCTCCGCCGCACTCTGCGCCGCCTCCGCCGCCGTCTTGGCGTTCTGTGCCGCCGCCAGCGTCTGGCTCACCACATCGCCCTGCAGCTCGCTCAGGCTCAGCAGCTCCTGCCACTGTGTGTCGCTTTCGTACTTCCACTGCAGCTGCTGCGCGGTTTCGTCATAGCGGATGACGATAGGCTCGCCGCCGTCGCCCTTCAGGCTCTTCAGCCATTCCTCCTCCGTTCCCTGAAAGCCGTGCTTCACGGCGATGCCGTAGGCGGTGATGTAATACCCGCGCCACTCGGTTCCGATCTTCGTGTTTCCGTACCCGCTCATACATATACCTCCTCGTGGGTATCTGCCGGACGGTAGTTGAGGGCAAACCAGCGCATGAACTCGCCGAAGAAGCTGTTGAACATCTGCATCGTGTTCTGGTACTTGTTGTACTCGCCGTTGGCGAAGTCGATCATGGCCGTCAGGTATGCCCAGTAGATTTTGTCGTGCGGCGGCTGCGCCAGCAGCTCCTTGTCCTTGTCCGCGTCGTACTGGTAGGTGATGATCTCCTCGCTCGCCCACAGTAAGACCTCGGTCTGCACCAGCCCTTCACACTCGTTCAGCCACTTTGTCTTCGCCTCGTTTGAGAAGGCGTTGGGCTTGATCTCGTCTACATAGTCGATGACGCTCTTCAGTGTCGCCATTATCCGTCCCCCTTTCCTCGAAATGAAAAGCGGGGCAGCGGCCTGCGCCGCCGCCCCGTCCGGTCTGTGTTCTGATTAGCCGCCAGTCGATGTGGCAATGAGCTGCGTGCCGCCAGTCACGCCGCCCACGGCATAGCCGCGCCAGTCGTTGAAACCGGCGATGAAGCGGGCGTAGCCCTTCCACACGTTGGCATCGTTGCCCGCCAGCTCGCTTCTGACCTCCAGCTGCACGCGGTCAAGCCACATGGCGCTGCCGTACTCGTCGTTGTACTTCTTGTCCAGCAGAATCCACGGAGCCGTGCCGGACGCGATGAACTGGTTCAGGTACGGCCACACCACCACGTTCCAGCGGCCAAAGTTGTAGTTGAAGCCGTTGTTGGCAGTGGCAGGGTCTTTGTCCGCGCCGATGGCTGCGAACACGTCTCGCTTGAGCTTGTAGTCGTTGGGGATGAGGATGGTGGTGGGAGCCACATCCAGCACCTCGTCGTTGTCGCCACGGAAGTCCTGCATCTTCGCCTCCATCGCCATCAGCGCGTCGTTGCTGAAGGCATCAGAGAACTGGTTGGACTGGTTGGACTTGCCCAGCTTGCTGGGGTGGTTGGTGGCGAACAGGCACTTGCCATCGGCGGTCTTCACGTCAAAGGTCTTGCCGGAGAAGGTGGTCTCCGTCTTCTTCTGGACAGCCGCGCCGATGAGGGCAGCGCCGAACTTCTCGCGGGTGCGGTAGTAGCTGGTGATGAAGCCAGCGGGCTGCTTCTTCAAATCCATCAGCTTTGCATCCTCCACGATCTCACGGGACAGGGAGAAGCTGTTCTTCCACGTCATGTGTTCGAGGAACTTTGCGAAGCCCTCCTGCATACCGTCCACGGGGTAGTCGCCGTTCTCGCCCACCGGCTGGAAGCCGTCCATGGCCGTCATGGTGGAGAACTTTTCGCCCCAGTGGTTGCTGCTGCCCATGTTGAACAGCTCCGGCAGCATACTGGTCTGTTCAAACGCCTCGCCCCTCTTTTCGAGGAACATCTTGATCGGCTCCTGAGACTTGCCGAAAATGCTGTCCTGAAGGCCGGAGCCTTCGGTAAAGGTGATATTAGCCATTGTTCACTGTACTCCTTTCGTCATTCTTAGAAGCGCACGCGGCACATGCTGCCGCTGGCGGTGCCGTCCATGTACACCACCTCCGCCACGCCGTTGGTGGTCGTGGCCGTGACCTGCAGGCCGTCCGTGTGCAGCGTCACCTTGTCGCCCAGCTTGATACTGGTTGCGGCAGCTGCAAAGGTGGTCTCCAGAATCATGTCCTTGCCCACGCGGATAACGGGGATGATGTCGCCCGCCGTGCACTCGCTGTCCTTTTCGCACATGGAGATGTAAGTGGGCGCGGTTGCGCCGGTAGCCAGCGCCAGCTGGCCGGTGGTCTGCGTCAGTGCCATGCCCACCTTGGGTGTGATGGCGCTTGCGGGCAGGTATTCAATACCCGGCACGCGGTTGTCATCAGTGGAATAAATCTTGAAAGCCATTGTGCTTTTCTCCTTTCGCTTCGTCAGCCCTTTTTATGGCTGCGGTTGTAGTGTGCCTGTATCTCTGCATCCGTGGCACCCGGATTCAGCGCGCGGTACATCTCCTTCACTTCAGCCGGTACGCTCACCGCGCCCGCGCCTCGTTCCTTGGTCTGTCCCATGTGCTGCTTGCCCTGCAGGTTGTTGAGAGCTGCCTGTCTGGTGGCCGCCGCCGCGCTGCTGGTCAGAGCCTCGAAGTTTGCCAGCCGGTAGGCATCCACCAGCGTGTTGCCCTTCTTCACCAGCTCGTAGAACTTCGGATAGGTCTCCATGGCCGCAAGGTCTTTCAGCTCCCGGATGTTTGGGTTCAGCTTGCCGATCTCCTTCAGCTGTTCGTCCACCTTCACCCGTGCCTGTGCCTCGTTGGCCTCCTGCTGCGCCCGCTCCGCCGCCGCCTGTGCTTCCTTGGCCTGCTTCACTTCCGGCAGGTCGTTCACGAATGCGTTGAACTCCTCGTCGCTCATCCCGCTCTTCTTCAGCACGCGGGCTTTGCGCTCTGCATCGAAGCGCTGCCGGTACTCGTCGTACTCCGCCTTCGATGTGATGGGCTGCTTCGTGTACGGGTTCACCAGTCCGCTGTTTCGGAACGCCTCGTCGATGGTGCGCCTCGCTTCTTCCTGTGCGTCTGTGCGCGCCTTCTCCACGGCGGCATCCCGCTCCGCCTCCGCCTTGCGGCGTGCCGCTGCAAACGCTGCGTTCTGCTCCGGGGTCTGCTTGCCCGTCTCACTATGATCTTCGCCGTCCTCCGCAGCTCCCTGCGGTTCTTCGGCGCTTGTGTCCTGCTTCTCTTCTTCGGCAGGGTCGGCGGCTTCCTGCTCTTCTGCGCCTTGCGCCTGTGTGGTCTCGTCCGTGGCAGGGTCGGCGATCTCCTGCTCTTTTCCGCCTTCGTCAATGCCAAACAATGCGCCGTAGTCGATGTCCATGTGTTGTGCTCCTCTCTGGATTTTTGCGCTTTTCCTGCGAATGTGGGGCTTGCTTTGTCAGATGATCTTACTTGTTCTTGCTGCCTCTCAGGTCGTTGCCGGTCTTCACGGTGCCGTTGCCCTTCTTGTTGTCGCCGCTGAAGGGTGCCTTCACCACCTGCGCGCCGGTGTTCTTGATGCTGCCAGCGTAGGTCTTATCTGCCATCTCTGCGTCCTCCTTTCTTTCCTTGATGCTCCTTTGTGTCACGGTCGGCGGCGCGGGTGCCCCAGTCCCGCGGCGCTTCCCGCTTCAGGAGGTCGGGCGATACCCGAATGATAGGGAAGTATCTATGTCAGACGGGAGCATTCGCTCCCATGGTCTGCCCGGAATCACGTGCAGCGTCCTGCTGCGCTCTCTGGATAACGGCCTGTGCGGTCTGCATGTCCAGCCCGCCATTCTGCTGCCGCTGCATCTGCGCCTGCTGCATCTGCTGCTGTGCCATCTGCATCTGCATGGCCATCTGCTGCTGCAGCTGCTGTTTGTGCAGTTCCTCTTCGAGGTATGCCCGCGTCTCTCCGGCTCCCGGATAGTGCAGCAGCTCCATCTTCGTCCAGAACAGGATGAGCGTCTGAATCTGCGCCGGGTCTCCGAAGGCTCCGGTCTGCAGGTTCATGCGCGTCTCCTGCCACATGGCCTCGCGGTTCGATGCCAGCGGGGCAGAGGTATCGCAGCTGAAGAGGAACTGATCGTTCCAGCACCACTCTCCCGCCGCGTCCTGTTCAAGGAAGTCATAGCGGTTGAACGTCTCGTACTGTGCGTTGCCATGGATGTCGTTGGACACCACCGGCCTCGGCTCGTCCGTGTACGCCAGCTTGAACTTGAACATGGCCTCGAACAGCGCCGCATACGCCGCGTCTTTCATCACGCGCTTGCTTTCCAGTCTGCCAGCACTCTGCGCCGCCGCGAACTCCTTTGCCTTGCCGCTGGTGGCCGTGCGGTCTGTACGCCCCTGAAAGCTGTCCGTGATGCCGATGATCTGCCTTGCCTCTTCGTATACCTGTGACAGGTACACCATGTCCTGCTCCACGTTGCCCTGCAGGTCGTATACGTCGATCAGCGCTTTGGTGGCCGCATTGCCCGGTCGGATGACCTTCATGTCCTCCGCGTCCACGCGGATGCTGGCCTCGTCCGGCAGCGTGATATAGCTTCCGGATTTGAGCAGCTTGTCAATGATCTTGGCCTCAACGCGGTTGGTGGTGTTCTGCTGGTCTGCAATCTTGTCGATGTCGCTGTCACCAAGGAACCTGCCGTACATGCTCACATTCTTCTGCAGAATGACGGGGAAGATGTCCGGCTTGTAGAACGGGATGCGTGTCGGCTCTTCCGTGATCGTGACGACCGGCAGGCCCAGCTCGTCTGTCTGTGTCTCGCTGGCCATTTCTTTCGGAACGACGCCCGGAATGATGCTCCCGTCTGTGCGCTGAATTGGGAAGTAGACTTCCTCGTATTCCTCGGTGGATTCTGCCCACTTTGTCCCGCCGCAGTACGGGCAGGCCTTGCGCCCGCCGCGCTGTACCGCC